GGCCAAGCTCGCCACGCTCCAGCTCGAAGCGCTCACGGTTGCCCGGCCATTGCTGGCTGAACTGCGCGCGGCTCTGGCCGAGCAGGGCGGAGAGGATCTTGCGGCGGTCGATCTGGCTCTCGGCAAGATTGACGCGGCCATCAACATCTCGCGCGGGCAAGCCGTTTGATGCGCTTTCTTTCCTGCTTCTCAGGAATTGAGGCGGCATCTGTCGCATGGCGACCGCTGGGCTGGCATTGCGTGGGTGTGGCGGAGATTGAGCCGTTCCCATGCGCCGTCCTCGCCCATCATTATCCTGACGTGCCGAATCTGGGCAGCGTGATCGCAGATGACTTTCTCGAACGCGCTGCAGCACTCAAGCCGGATGTGCTTGTCGGCGGGCCGCCCTGTCAGGATTTTAGCATCGCCGGGCTTCGCGCAGGGCTGGGTGGCGCGCGCGGCAACCTCACTCTCAGATGGGTTCAAATTATCCATGCAGTTCAACCTCGATTTGTCGTCACCGAAAACGTGCCCGGCTGGCTCTCCGTCAATAACGGACATGCTTTCGGTGCCTTCCTCGCGGTCTTGTGGGCGCGGATTCCGCGCTCGTTCCTCCAAAAAAATGCGGAGGACGATGGACAGACGCAGGTATGGTTGCTGGCCCAAATGGGCGGGCAGCATGGCGCATCCTTGATGCCCAATATTTCAACCTGGCCCAACGACGCCGTCGTGTGTTCGTTGTCTTCTGTCCTGCAGACGGGGCCGATCCCGCCAAGGTTCTTTTTGAGCTCGAAGGCGTGCAGCGGCATTCTGCGCCGAGCCGAGGTAAGAGGGAGAGCGTTGCCGCCCCCACTGCATGCGGCGTTGGCACATGTGGTGCAGACGACAATCAAGGGCACGCCGCTGGTTCCTGTCGCCTATCAGGTAACGGGCAATGACGGGGCGCGCGCCACCGGCGATATCACCGGCGCGCTCGACACTGGCACAGATCGCACCAGCACGGTTCTGGTGTTCTCTTGCAAGGATCACGGCGCGGATGCGGGCGACGTGGCACCTACGATGCGTGCGATGGGCCATGCTGGCAGCCATGCCAATGCGGGCGGCCAGATCGCGGTTGCCACCTATGGCTTTCAGCCCCGTATCGCCCGCAATGGCCGGGGCGATATGGGCGATGTCGTGTCTGCACTCAATGCGCAATCAGGCGAGACTGGGAAAGGCGATGCTGCGCCGTGCGTGGCAACTGGTCACGCCGTCCGCCGCCTCACGCCGATGGATTGCGAGCGCCTACAGGGCTTTCCTGACGGCTATAGCGATGTGCCGTGGCGCGGGAAAGACTGCGCACCAGACGGAAACCGCTATAAAGCTTTGGGTAATTCTATGGCAATCCCTGTAATGCGCTGGATTGGCGAGCGCATTCAGAAAGTCGATACAGACCGGTTACTCGATCAAACTCAACAGAACCTGAATGGACAAGCTGAGCTGCTACTTTCTCAAGCGAGCGATGTGCTGCGGCATGTTCAGCAGGAGATGCAAACACATGAAGGTTGATGGGGGAATTGTTGCTCGGCGTCAGGTCGATGTGATGCACGATCTCGCCGCGTTTGGCCTGTGCAACCTTGCGGTGCTCCCATTCACGCCGACTGCGCTTCGTTCCATCCCGAAGGCCAAGGATGGGAGTGGCGTGTGGTCTATCGCTCTTTTCGACCATCGGGCTTGTCGTGGGCGCAGCGGGTGGGGTGTCGCCTGGATCGGTCGCCGGATCGCTGCGGAGGATGCCCGATGAGCACCACCAAGATCGGCTACGGCTTTGACATCATCGCGCCACCAACAGGCAGCCGAGGGCGCTGCATTACCCGATTTTCATGCACGGGCTGCCCTGCAACCCACGATCTGAATTTCCCAAACGACGGATTATCACCCGACTTTCAAGCAGCACGGATGCAGCAAAAAGGCTGGCGGGCTCACTCTGTCCGCAAGAGCGAAACGCTGTGCCCTGCATGCCTTGCCGCCAAACGTGCGCGTAAACCCGAAAAGGAGAATCCGAGTATGGCCCAGCCTACCCCTGCAGCCGTCCCTGCGCCCGCGCCAGCACCCAAGCTCGCTATCGTGCCCAAGCAGCCCACCGCTGATCAGCGCCTCGCCATCCGCAACCTGCTCGACAAGCATTTTGATGACGGGGTGGGCTGCTACCTTGATGGGATGGATGATCAGAAGGTGGCCGAAAGGGTTGGTGTGCCACGCCTGATTGTCGAGCAGATCCGTGATGCGGGGTGGGGGCCGGTCAAGGTCAACCCGGAGATGGTGGCGCTGCGTGCCGAGGTAGCTGCGCTCAAGGCTGAACTGGAAAAGCAGTCGGCGGATGTCGCCAAAGCATATTCAGAAGGGTCTGCTGCCGCGATGCGGGCCTATCAGGGGCTTGGTATTAAGCTGGATGCCCTGCTGGCGCGGGTGGAGAAATCGGTAGCATGATCATCGCGCCAATCCAGCATCTTGCTCAAATTGAGCTTGCGGAAGCCAACCGCGCACTTGCTGATTGGTCACACCAGATGGGGCCGTGCAACAGGCCAACAAATGCCATCTGGGCACATGGCATGTTTGAGCATGGCAACCTCGTCGCCGTCACCGTCACAAGCAGCTTAATCAGAGAGACTGCCGCCGGTTTCACGCGCGATGAAGCGATTGAATTAGCTCGGCTCTGTGCAGAGCGTCCTGGGTTATGCAGGATTATGCTGCGTCTGTGGCAAGAGATGGTGATGCCTGCTTATGGCACGCCCTGGGCAGTCTCATATCAGGATGAGACGCTTCACTCTGGTGCGATCTATCGCTTCAATGGTTGGGTGATCGTAGGGCGCTCACGCTCCGGCACAGATGCGCGTAGCGGTCGGAAAGGACGAAACAAAACTATCTGGGGCTGGCATGGTGATGATGCGGTGCGCGGCCGATGCGTGCGGGCTGGGTTCGGCAATTATATTACGAGTGCCGCAGGGAAAAAGGTCGCGTTCCATTTCAAGCAATGGGGTGAGTGGACCCACCAAAAAGAAGATGATTATTCCAACGGTGAGCGCGCTGTGCATGTGTGGTCAGCTCCCGATAGGGCGTTGGAGATCAGCGTGCGCGTCGGCAAGAAGGCCGCTGGCCACTTGCTTGATGGCGTTGCCATTCAAGAATTCCCAGCATGAGCGCGCACATCACTGCGAATGAGGCAGGCATACCGCTGCCTGTCTCCGGTCGCCCCGCTTCTGAAACTCTCGAACGCTGCCGAGCACTGCCTGTCGGTGAATCATTTGCCTGTGCCGTCGCCGGTCGCGCGCTTCGCAGCGATATGCGGGCGCTTGCACATGCCTATGGCAAGCAGTCGGGCAAGAAATTCCGCACCGGGCAGTGCCCAAAAGACCCGGCCTATTACCGCATCTGGAGGGTTCAATAATGTCTGACCGTTGGGATAACCATTTCCTGCGTCTGGCCAAGGTCCATGCCGAGATGAGCAAAGACCCGAATACGCGGGTTGGCGCGGTGATCGTCGGGCCTAACCGAGAAGTGCGCTCGGCGGGCTTCAATGGCCTGCCGCGCCTGATCTGCGACACACCGGAGCGGTTGAACAATCGCGAAACCAAACTGCAGCTTGTGGTGCATGCCGAGTGCAATGCGATCGTCCTGGCGGCCCGCTCAGGCATCGCCACCGATGGCTGCACGCTCTACCTCGCCGCCACCGATGACACGGGGCTTGTGTGGGGCGGCCCGCCTTGCACGCGCTGCACGGTCCACATCATCCAGGCGGGCATCCGGCGTGTCGTGTCGCGGCCTGTCAAAGCCGTGCCGTCTCGATGGCATGCCGATCTGGCTGTTGCGCGCGATCTGCTGCATGAGGCTGAGGTCGAGTATTACGAGGTTCGTGACGATACCACCAAGGCTGAAAACAGCTGAGGTGGCGGACATGTTCACAAAGGCGGGTGAGGGCGTGGTGCGGTATTGGCGGCTGTTTCTCGCCTTCACGCGCCTGGATGATTCGGCGGTATGCGAGATGAGCGCAGGGCGCGGCCTGGAAGACGACTTCCACGATTTTCCCGATAGCACGTTGCCATACCCTGACCATTTCATGGTCCATACCTGCATGCGCTGCGGCAAGCTGTTCTGCATATGAGCGCGCCTCTGAAAGAGGATTGCAGCAATTGCCGGTTCGCGCTGTTGCGCAAACTGGAATCGTCACTGCCAAATCAGTGCCGCCGGTTTCCGGTGCATGTTCCGCTTCCTTTGGAACGGTGGTGCGGCGAGTGGAAAGAATGCGAGTGATCGTCGTGATGTTAGCTCGTTGGTGGGCGCTTTTGAGGCGCAAAACAGATGGGAAAAATGTCATGAGTGAAACCAACTCGCCGACGGTTGCGACCGTCGATCCAGCTTCTGCTGCCGCTCTGCCGTCGCTGGCCACGCTGGGGGTCGCTGTTGCGCCCGATCCGATGGCAGCCATTGATGCCGGATCAGTCGCGGTTGCTGCAACGCCCGCCGTTGATCCGTCTCCAGCCGTGGCCGATCCAGCCCCGGTTGCTGCGGTCGCTGAGCTCGCTGCTGAGCCTGCGCCATTGGCCGAACCAACCGGCAACCCAGCCCCGGCTGATATCGGCCCAGCCCCGGCTGCCGCCGGTTCCGCCCCGGTTCTTGAGATTGCGCCCGTCGCCGTCGATCCCGTTCCGGCTGCTGCCTCGGATAATGTGGTGGTTGAAGGCCTCACCATGCCGCCTTCGCCATATGTCGGCGAGACCGTGCTTTTCCGCCCCGATGGCCGCGGCGCAAACAGCGCAGGCGAATATGTGGCCATCGTCGGCCAAGTTCATGGCGACAGTGGTTTTGTGAGTCTGATCACGTTCCCGCCGTTCCGTGAGCCGCGCTGGGAAGGCTCGGTTGGCAAGGATGATGGCACCAGCCAGCCGCGCTCTTGGCGTTCGCCGGGTGCTTGATTGATCGTCGTGACGTGATAAGCGTGGTTGCAGGGTGGAGCAGTCTGGTAGCTCGCCAGCCTCATACACTGGGGGTCGTTGGTTCAAATCCAACCCCTGCAACCACGCCCGCCTAGCACAACGGCAGTGCAATGGCTTTGTAAGCTGGAGGTTGGGAGTTCAAATCTCTCGGCGGGCACCACGGAAGGGTGGTTGAGTGGCTTAAAGCAGCGGTCCTGAAAACCGCCGAACCGCAAGGTTCCGTGGGTTCGAATCCCACCCCTTCTGCCATCGACAAGCCGCCATTTCGTCGTGACGCGACGATGCTCACATGGCCGATGATCCACGCATAGTTGCATACGACGAGCGCGCTCCTCTCAACGAGAGGACAGACGCGCGAGCGCAGCTGGAGGCGGCATACCGCCCTCTGGCCTCACAGCTGATACCGTCTGACGAGGTCCAGCGCGTCATAAATTACGTGCAAGATCAATATGCCGAAGCCGATATGCTGAAAGCGCGCGGCGGCGGTATCGTGATGCCCAATCGCAGCGCCACCGGCGGCATGCGGTCTGTCACGCTGGACGGCAACTCAATCTCTCTCGCCGGCGGCTATTTCGAACGCCCGGCGGCGATGGGCTTTGATGCGCTGCGCTCGATGGTCGAGCAAACGCCGATTTTGTCGAGCATCGTCCTCACGCGCGTGCGCCAAGTGAGCCGATTCACGCAAATCTCCGAGGATGGCGGCCTTGGGTTCGAAATTCGCCACGCCGAGCGCAAGCACGAGATGACGCTGCCGGAGGAAGGGTCTGCGGCACTTTTGGCCAAGTTCTTTGCCAATTGCGGTTGGGAGTTCAACCCGCGCGCGCGGCGCAAGCTCAAGCGGGACAACTTCACGAAATTCATGGCGAAGCTCACGCGCGACTCTCTCACGATGGATGCGGCACCCATTGAGACCGAGATGAAGCGCAACGCCAATCTCGGGATCGACGGCATTTATGCGCTGGACGGCGCGACAATCCGCCTCTGCACCGAGATGGGATATGACGGCGATGACAGCATCATTGCTGTGCAGGTGGTGCAAGGCCAAATCCGCACGACTTACACGGCCGATCAGATCGTCTATGAGGTGCGCAATCCACGCTCCGATGTGAACGTCGGCGGCTATGGGATGGGCGAGACCGAACTGCTGATCCGGGTTGTGACCGGCATCCTCAATGCCATGACTTACAATATCAACGGGTTCGATAAGAACGCGATTCCGAAGGGCCTGCTGAATATCTCGGGCGACTATTCGACGGAAGATCTGACCGCGTTCAAGCGCCAGTGGAATGCGATGGTCAAGGGCATCAACAACGCCTGGTCGCTGCCGGTTTTGGTTTCCAAGGATGGCGAAGGCAAGGCCAGCTTTGAGAATTTTGGTGTCGAATTCAACGAGATGTATTTCGCCAAATGGATGACGTTTCTCACGTCGATCTGCTGCGCGATCTACGGCATGTCGCCGGAGGAGATCAACTCCGAGAGTTTCAGCGCGCAAAAATCCAGCCTGTCAGGTTCGGACACAAGCGAAAAACTGGCGGACTCCAAGGACAAGGGCTTGCGTCCTCTCATGGGCTATTTTGAGAGCACGCTGACCGATTACGTGGTTTCCGCATTCGGCGAGAAATACTGTTTCCGCTGGGTCGGCCTGGATGAAAAAGACCAGGAACAGGCGTGGGAAGGCAAGAAGCTGATTCTCACGGTCGACGAGCTGCGCGCGGAACAGGGCTACAAGCCGATCAAGGGCACGCTTGGCGATGTGCCGCTCAACCCGTCACTGATCGGGCCGTGGCAGCAAGCCCAGCAAGCCGAGCAAAACCCGCAAGGTCAGCAATTCGGCGGGGCTCCTCCTGCCGAGCAAGGCGACTACGGCGAGGAAGATCCGAACGATCAGGACCAGCCCGGCGCCGATCATCAAGACCAGCAGCCCGACCAGCCCGATACCGGCGCAAACGATGGTGCTGACCAGCCCGTCGGCGGCGCACCGCAAGGCGATTTCGGCAAGGCGCTGAGCGTCATCTATTCGATTGGGGGCTGATATGGCCGCAAAGCAGCCTGTGAGCGTCGAGCGCGGCGATCACGTCTATGTCGCTCATCCCAAGCGCGGGGTGATCGCAGGGCGCGTCCTGGCGCATGGCAAGGACGGCATGACGCTGAAATGCGATCAGGGCCAAAAGCACAAGGTCGATTACCAGCACTACCTTGGCCACAAGGCGCGCGTCTCGCCGGCGGTCGATGTGATTGATCAGGGTGTGGACGGCGCGATCGTGCGCGATGCGTTCGGCCGCCGGAAATTTGTGGCGGGCCTGCAATCCGAGCCGCCCGCCCAGCCCGCCCCGGCCCCGGCCAAGAAAGATGATCCGCTGCTTGATGCGGCACCGATGGAGAAAGCGATGTCCACCCAGCCCGTAATCCTGTTCCTCAAGGCTGGCACGGTGGCCAATCGCCCCGGCCTGCAGCTGAAAGACGTCACTGACAAGGCCGGGCACCAGACCAAACGCTGGACCAAAACGACCAAGGATCAGCCCAAGGGCGATGAGCCGGGCGCGGCCGACAAGCCGACGATGCACCACGGGCAGACGGTCGCGTTCCGCCACGGTGATGTGCAGGGCACCGGGAAGGTGGTGGCCAGCGGCGCGGATGGTGTGACGGTGCAGGATGAGACCGGACGCGAGCATCAAGTGCGCCACCAGCATTTGATCGGGCCGCATGATCCGGCTGCACCCGGCGGCGAGGGCCAGCCCGCAACACCAGCGGCACCAGATGCCGCGGCCAAGCCGCAGGATGCTAAACCTGGGCAGAAAGGCGGCGGTGATGGCGGCGGCAATGATGGTTCTGTGCCACCAGACTCGTTTAATGCGAAGGCTTATAGCAAGGATTATATTGACCTAAGCGTGACGCCTGCAGACATTCTCAAAGCATTCCCGCCAGATACCGCAACCAAGATGGATGCGATCACTAAGAAGTTGGCTGCGACGCCGCAAACCATTGAGACATACAAGAAGGATGGCAAATACACGCCTGAGCGCTTGGAGCTGCACAAGAAGATTGTCGCACATATTTTGTCGCCAGATCGGCGCAAAGCGGCAAAGCCGCCAGCTGGCACTGACCCGACCTTCACCATTCTTGGCGGGCGCGGCGGATCGGGTAAATCTTGGTTCGCCGGTAAGGTTTATGATCCGACTACGGCTATCGTTTTAGATGCTGATGAAATCAAGCAAATGCTGCCCGAATACGAGGGGTGGAATGCTGCGACTGTGCATGAAGAATCCGGCGATTTATTCGATCAAATCACTGCGGAAGCGCAAGGTTTGGGTCTTAATATCGTTCATGACGCAACCATGAAAGCGGGCCATAAGGCCGTAAAGCTGGTCAAGGGCTTCAAGGATGCCGGGTATCGGACGGAGGCACATTATATGTTTCTGCCGCCTGCTGAGGCCGCTACGCGCGCTGTGCATCGTTTCCTTGGGCCAACTCAGCGTTTTGTCCCGCCGGGCATCGTGTTATCGAATACCACCAATGAACCCAGCTTTGATGATGTCAAGGCGCTTGTAGATAATTGGTCTTTCAGAGACAATAATGTGGCAAGGGGCGAACAGCCCAAGCTGATATCAGAAAGTCAAGGCAATGAAACTGACAGAGGAAAATCAGGACTACATGGATTGCCGTCCGCTGGGTCGCGAGACGGGGATAGATCTGGGTCCGGAGATGGAAGCGGAATTCGCAGAGATGAAAAAAGCGGAGGCGGCTCGAAGGGCAGCACGCTTGGCAAGTCGCTCGCGGACGGCGGCCGAGTAACACTACTCCTCAAAGCTGCCGCTCCAACGGCAAAGCAGATCGAGGCCGGAAACTACCCCAAGGCGCACCGCTCATTTCAGGGCCTGCCGGTAACGATTGAAAACCCGGCGGGCTCAGTGCGCTCTGGCGTATCCAGGGGTGGCCATCGCTGGTCCACCATGATGAAGCACGACTACGGCTACATCAAAGGCACGCTGGGGTCTGATGGCGATCACTACGATTGCTATGTCGGCCCGCATGAGGATGCGACGCACGCCTATATCGTCGACACAATGAAGCCGCCGCACTTCGCCGAACTAGACGAGCAGAAGGCCATGCTCGGCTTTGCCAGCGAGCAGCACGCGAAAGAAGGCTATCTGGCCCATTACGACAATCCGGGCTTCCTCGGCAAAATCACGCCGATGCACATGGATGAGTTCAAGGCCAAGGTTCGCCAAACGCGCGAGCCGGGCCATACCGGCATTCTCAAGGCGCTCGGCAACAAGGTGGCCATGTTCTTCAAGGCCATCATTCCCGGCGGGGCTCAGGCTGATCTGTTCGCAATCCCGGTGCCGGTGAAGGCGCACACCACGAAAGACGGCACGGCCGTGGCCGCGCATACTGCGATCCGGCACAAGAAGGCCCCGGCGCCAATGTCAGCCGAGATGATCGACTCAATCGCCAAAGCGGCGGAAGACCATCACGCCGCACGCCGCAAGAGCATGCGCAACCCGCCATTCGTGAGCATTGCGGCGGCATTAGGCGGCTACGCGCATTCGGTCGGCCTCAAAATCCATGACGATCATGAATTGCCGATCATCAATCGCATGATGGAGCTGCGCAAGATGGCCAGCGCCACGCTTGCGCCGCACACGCCGCAACCCGGCGGTGATCCGCGCAATGTGTATCCAGCCGATGAGCTGGTGCCAGCCGAGCATGGCTTGCCGGAGGGATCGACTTTCAAGGAGGGCAGGGGGCAGCTTGGCGCTGGGAAATGGTCTGTCGTGTTTCCCGGTGAGCGATTCAGCACCAACTACATGCCATCTAAAGCAAAGGCGATTGCAGAGGCGCACGGCATTGTGAAAAGCCGCGCCGCTCAGGCTGAACGCAAAGCCGATCAGGATGCCAAAGACCGCGATCTTGTGGTTCGCCTGCTCAATGGTGGCATGGCCGATGAGCAAGACGTGAAGCGCCTTGGCCTTCGACCGGGCAAGGCGGCACGCTTCGGCGAGATGACTGGCATTGCTGAACGCCTGTTCGGAATCAGTTCGCGCAAGGCGCGTGAGGCTTTCGGCGATGCCATGTCTGTGGGCTATAGCGATGGGGGCACCAAGATTGACTATGTGAGCCCGCGTAAGGGGCTGGCCAATGCTGCGCGCTGGGCGGCGAAGAATGCCACCCTGCCGCGCGAGGTATTGGACAAGGTGGAAAGCGCATTCGGCGTGAAAATCAGCGACGATGGCAAAACGGTCAAGCTGAGCGCATCGGAGCAATTGCAGGCCCTCGAAAAGCAAATGAAAGACCTAGAGGCTGAGGCACCCAACGGCCGTGATTTTGTGGGTGATGAGCCTGGGTTTAAAGCGGCATTTGCTGGGTATCGTGCCAAACAGAATGCTATTCGCTGCGAGATGGAAAAGCTGACCGCTGCGGCTGTAGCTGAGCGCAAGGCTAAGCGCGCGGGTGCGCTGACCGAGGCTGATGCCACCAAGCGCGCTGAGGATACTCCATCGCCAGACATGAAGCACTTCTACGTCTCGGCCATTGATGGTGCGAAGCGCCACCTCGTCGCCGGGCCATATGCCTCACAGCAAGAGGCTGCCGATCACGTCGAGCACGTCCGCAAGCATGCCGACAAGCAGGATGGCCGCGCGCACTTCATGGCCTGGGGCACGGCTGGCAGCACTGAGCCGATGAAAACCCCGCTCGGCGCAAACTGGAAGCCTGCGGATTGGCGTGATGAGGATAACTGGCACGCTCGCACGCAAGCGCGGATGAAGACCCTGCCAGAAGAATCGCTGCGCTATATTGTCAAGGATGCGAGCGATGCCTCACGCGCGCTGGATAGCGTTTCCTCGGCCAAAGCTGGCCAGTATGCCGATGAAGCCTCGTATGCCCAAATGGAGCTGAATGCCCGCGCAAAGGCTAAGGTTACGGCTGGCGACGATGAACATTCGGCTGCAGCGCGCAAGCTCTATCAGGATTATGCGGCGCTTGATCAGGGCAATACGAAAGAGCGCGCCAAGATCCTGCAGCGTGTTCGCACCCTTGCAGCCAAAACACCGGCCGATCATAAAGCAGTCATGACTCTCGATGTCGTGGCAACACGCGCGGGCACGATGAAACCTCTGCAATTTGCTCCGGCATCTGATGCACCCGCCAAGGCTGAGCCGCGCATCATGCTGCCGGTGGCCAAGCCCAAGCTGACCGAAGGCTTCATCGCCAAGGTTTATCATGGCGACGATGTGCATACGACCGAGATCCACGAAACTCGCGAGGCCGCCGCCGCTGCTGCCCTGGCGGCAATGCCCAAGGCCAAAACTGCTAGCACCTCAGTCGCGCGCAATGGACGAGACACATACGGTAATCTCCAGTCCCACAAACGCCCCTACAACCCGGCGGATGATGAGGATGACGAATAATGCCGACGCCTGTTCGTCTCCTCACCACGGCTGAGTTTGATGCCCGCGAGGCGCGGCGCATGGCGGAAGGTCTGACTTTCCTCGAAGCGTTCGGCCCAGGCGCGATGTATCATTGCCCGTGGTATCATGACCCGGCAGATGCGGAAGACATGGCGGATTTAGATCTTGGCCATCATGCCGGGTTCCTATCCAGCCACTACCTCACCACCTGGGCGCGCAAGCGGTCTCCGCTGATGGTGCTCACGCCGAACGGGCGTATGTGGTGCGTCGATCAGGTCAGCACAAACGGGACGGGCTGGATCGTCACCGGTGATGCGCCGATCATCACCGCAATGCCGTCCATCGTCGTGCCCGGCTATCACGGTTGGCTTCGCGATGGCGTGTTCAGTGACGACATTGAGGGGCGCGGCATATCGGGTGAAATGCAGCTCGGGTGAAATGCAGCCATGAAGCCGCTCATTCTTTTCCTCAAGGCGATCATCCCCGGCGGGGCATCTGGTGACCTGTTTTCGGTCACGGTGCCTGTCCATGGCTACACCACCAAAGGGGGCACTTATGTGGCCCCGCACGTTGCTGAGCGCCTAAAACGGCCCGACAATCCAGTTGCACCCGCACCAAAACCATTGCAGGATACACCCATCGGACGGCATCAGGCCGCCGAAATTGGCAAGAGGCCAGAAGCAATGCTCCAAATCACACCTGCCAAATCAGGCAAAGGCACCTACCTCAAAATCCCGGATGACGCTGCGGACCTAACGGCTGCATTCAAGGCGGAATTTCCGACCGCTGATTATTTCAGCGATACCAAAAAATGGTATCTGCGCGGCAGCACGGCCGAAAAACGCCTTCGCAAATGGGCTGAGACTCAATCGGAAGCATTGGCGGGAGTTGCGGCGCGCGAGGCTGAAAAGCAGTCCGCGGCCAAAGCCGCACAAGCTGAGGCTCAGAATGCCAAGCAGGCAGCCGCTGATGCCGATGCAGCGCTCGGTCAACTCACAAACGAGCATGTCAACGTGACATCTGCTGGGTCGCAATTATCGGTGCGGTTCCCGTATGCGGTTGGTGCAGTCTCCATCATCAAGGCGGTGCCGGGAGCGCGATGGGATAATGCCTCCAAGTCATGGCTGGTGCCGCCGATTGAGCGTCCAGCCCTTCGTGTGGCAATCGCTCGCATCAATGCCGCCTTAAAGCCGATCTTGGCGGCAGAGAAGGCCGAGGAAGATAAAAAAGAAGCAGACCGGCAGGCGATTCGCGCACGGCGCTGGCCGATGCTGCTGAGTGATGGCCTGCGCATCGGACAAGTTATGCGCCTGCATGGCAAGGTCCAGGCGATCGAAAGCGTCGGCAAACGGTTCTACGTCAACGAGGACATGCCGAGCCTCTACGGCCACCTCCTGGGGAGTGAGGGCGAAGCAGTGGCCTATGCCTATATGCGCGATGCGACCGAGGCTGAGCAGGCTGCATTTGAAGCGGATGAGCAGGCCAAAGCAGCACAGGCTGATGCTCGACGTGCTGCTGCTGCTGCGATACGTTCGGTGAAAGAAGAATTCAACGCCGCCTCTGTTCGCCCAGCCAAGCTGGATGAAGCACCGAAGGGTGAAACGGTTTTGGAGGAAAACCCGCGCTCGGCAATCTATGGCGGTGGCGTGCGGTGGGTCTATGGTGATGGCGTGCTATGGCAGTTGCGCGGCAATAGCGCTGATGGCGATGATTGGAGCGCTAACAATTTGTCTGGCACGATTGCAACATGCGTGTTCGAGCCGCTTGCCGGTGAACTGGCTGAGCGTCTGCGCGCTGCCATGAAACAGGGCGCGATGTAATGAAATTCATCAAGCATTTGACGATGCTCACTGGTCATGTGCGCTCCAGTCCACGATCTGAGGTTGATCAACGCACCATTGATTTCATCCGTGGGTCTCTCACGGATGGGTCTGGTGCATTGGGCGCAACGGGGTGGGCCGTCTTGCGGATTGACGCGCCGCCGGGCGGGTTCTGCTTTGATCTGTCGATGACGGGAAACGAGGTCGCGCGGTGTTGGCTGGCAACCACGGCGGCGGCGGCGGATGCGATGTGGCTTGCCGCGCAGGAAATGCCGCGCCTTCCTGGCGTCAATCCTGGCCAGCCATCTTTGCCGTGGCTTGCCGTTGGCCTATTGCCTGATGGGATGAAGGCTTTGCGCAGCGCGATCCCGATTGGCCAGCTTGGCGATTTGGAGCGTTGCGTAGCATGGGCGCTTTTGCCCGATGCCTGACCGCCGAACGATTGCAGATATGCTCTGTGAGGTAGGCCCGCTTCTTTATGGCGAGGCATGGGAACACCCAATGGCGCGCGCGCTGCATGTCTCTCCACGTACGGTTCAGCGGTGGGAATCTGGCTACAGCATTCCGCCGGATGGCATTGCCGTTGAACTTCGCACCCTAGTTGAGCAGCGGCTGATTGCGTTGCGTCGATTGGCTGATGAGATGCCCAAGGCTTCGCCTATAACGTCGTGATGTCACGCATCCTGCATGACGCTCCTGATCGACATCGGCCCGGTTCCCGAGGCGCATTGCAACGACTGCCTTGAAGATCTGTTCAAGGCCTTGGCGGTTGACCCGCTGGCCGATGAGGCGACAATCTGGGATCACCACCAGAATCCCTACCTCACGGCTCTGGTCGAGGAGATGACGCTGCGCTTTCAATCCATCCTTCAAGCGATGCAGGGCGCGATGAGCCGCTGGCTATTCGGCGATACCGTCGAGCATGCTCTGGAAAAGGCGCTTGGTGATGAGCCTGTCAGCCCCGAGGAATGGCTGCGCTGGACCCCGGAGGAAAAAGCCGCCGTTGAGGCGCGGCTGGCCAGTTTGCAAGAGGGCGAAATCAGCCTGGATGACTGGCTGCTCGGCTCTGAACTGCTGGTCCAGACATACCTGCCCGATAACGTGATCAAGACGCAGGCCGATTATATGACGGTCAAAGCGGCGCTGCTTGGCAAGATCCAGGCAACGCTTGCTGAGCAATCAGCCGAGGCGATCGCAAAGGCGACGTCCAATCTCCCGCCCAAGGTTGAGGAAGTGCCGGCCAAGGTGCTGACCCCTGTTGAGCGCAAGACCATCGAATTCGCGCAAGCACGCGCTGCTACCCGCATCCGCGGCGTGGCGGATGTCGCGCGCGCGCGCATGAAATCCATCATCATCGACAAGGTCGAGGCGCAAGTGATGGGCGACCCGCGCGGCAACGCGCAGCAGCTGCGCCAGGAACTGTTCGACAATTTCGGGCAGCTCAATCGCGACTTTCGCCGCATCGCCATCACCGAGGCGGGCGAGGCTTGCAATCAGGGCTTTGTGGCTGCCATGCCGGAAGGTGACCGCGTCGAGCGGCGTGAGGCGTATCGCGGTGCCTGCGAATTCTGCAAGTCGATCAATGGCAAGTCGTTTCTCGTCGTAGCGGCATCTGATCCAAATCGCGATGGCCAGACGCAGGTATGGCCCGGCAAGACCAACGAGGGCCGGTCTGCATCACCACGCAAGCGGGTGGGCAAAGTCTTGATGGAGCGTGGCCTATCCGAGCGCTGGTGGCCAGCCGCCGGCGTGCAGCACCCGCATTGCTTCATTGACGGCAATCTACCTGTCTATACGTCTTCTGGTTGGAAACCAATTTCGACGATTGCCCTTGGTGATTTGGTTTTGACGCACCTGGGGCGGTTTATGCCTGTGACGTGGGTTCTGGCTGACACATTCCACACTGGGCAAGTCTTTGGTGCAGTGACAAAATTCGAGGGACGCAATAAGGCGCGGTTGCCAGCATCAACGGGCGAACACCCTATCCGAACGGAACGCGGCTGGGTGCCATCAAGTGAACTGGTATCTGGGGATCGCTTGATTGCCCTCGCAAAAATATGTCCGACCTGCACGCATCCATTCGTCAATTTGAAATTTCCGAATGTGCGCTATTGCAGCCTTGGGTGTGTGGAAAGGGCTGGCATCAATCAATTTTCAACGGATGATCCTGCGGCCTTGGCTGCCGCCAAGGCAATCACTGGGGAGGCAAATACAAGGCGTCTACGCGGGATGACAGTTGAGCAGCGTGCCGCTCTTACTGCACCAGCACGGGCCATCATGCGCGAACGCGGCTATGCGCACCTGCTTGATCCCGCTAGTCGCCGACGCGGCGCGAAAACATTGGGCGCGAACAATTACCAGCCGAGTGAAACTGAAATTCAAATCGCTGAGGCGTTGGTTGGTATGGGTTGTCAGCCGCTTTTGCAGCACCGCGTTGAGCAAATTCGTGAGAACCGATTGGGCAAAAAACGCCATTGGTGGCTTGATCTTGCCATTCCAGATCAGCGGATCGCAATTGAGATTGACGGGGAGCCGTGGCATGGGCGCATGGCCAATGGGCGAGATGATGTGCGTGATGCCGATTTGCAGGAGCAGGGCTGGACGGTATTGCGATTTGACGCCAAGCGCGCTGCATCTGATCCCTATGCCATTGCGGCTGAGATAGCGCGCATCGCCATGAACCATGATGGAGCCTATGTTTTCGGCTCTGTCGAGGTAGTTGAACCAACATCAAGGTGGGTGAAAAACCGCCGACTCTATAATTTTGCCGTCGATGAAGATGAAAGCTATGTCGTTGGTGGCGGCTATGTGGTTCATAATTGTCGCGGATCTTGGACCCGACTCAGCGCAAAGCCGCCGGAAGTCAGCCAAGAGTTTGAGGATTTCCTGCACCGCACATTCGCTGAAATGTATCCGTTGCTGGCCACCAAGCCTGCGGAGCGCACCCCGGAATAGCGTCGTGACGTCACCCTGATCTGGACATCACAGATTAGGGCGTGTGCATGGCCTATGTGCCAAATGCGGCGCGCACGGTGGCAGCGCCGGCGTCCGTATCCTCTCCAGAGTATCCCTTGTGGTTCCCCGCCAAGTCTCCGACTGAGCGGCTGGATTACTCTGTGGATTTCAGCGCACCGGTGGGCGCGTCAAATGGTGATAGCATCGCCTCGGTGACGCTCTCACTTGATGGCGGTGCGTCCTATAGCAGCATGCAGTGCGTGCTGATCCAGACAGCCAACAACGTGGTTTCGTTCTTCCTTTCCAGTGGCCAGGAAGGCGAAACGCACAACGTCACTGTCGACTGCCTGATGCAATCGGGCGACGTGATCTCAGCGACTGTCCAACTTTTGGTCACTGCCCTGTCAGGCGCTGCAGCACGCGCTGCGGTCAGCCCGCCCCGTGGGCAGCCAGGACCGGCGGGTGCCACCATTACGGCGGGCAGCATCACCCCATCTGGCCACCTGGTCTTCACCAAATCTGATGGATCGTCTCTCGACGTTGGCTATGTCGTCGGGCCGCCGGGCACGGGTGCCACCGTCACCGAGTTCGTGTTCTCGCAGCCCACTCCAGCGACATCGTGGGTGATCAACCACACCCTCAATTACCACCCGGCCGTGCGTGTTGTGGATAGCGCGGGAACGCTCGTTGAGGGCGATGTCACCTATCCCAATGCCAATACCGTTGTCCTCACCTTTCCGGCCGGCTTCTCCGGCACGGCCTATCTCTCGTAACCGGAGCACCCCGTCATGGCCCGCAAATTTCTCGCTGGTATTGATCTGACATTTCAGCAATTGCTCAATGCAGTGCTGCAGAATTTGGCAACTGCGCCATCCTCGCCGGTTGCTGGCTTGCATTACTTTGACACGGCGCTGGGCACGGGGCGGATTCATAACGGCACTGCCTGGGTAGCGACGGACGCCAGCAAGCTCGTCGGCACAATCCCGATGACGGCTTTGACCGTCGATCCCACCAACCGCGCGAACCATACCGGCACGCAGCTGGCCGCGACGATCAGTGATCTTGGCTCGACGGTGCATGGCTATTCGCTGTCGAGCTTTGCGGCACCCACCGGCAACCTTGCTATGGGCGGCTACACGCTGACTGGGCTTTCCACCACGCCCAACGCTGTCGGGCAGGCAGCAGAATACAGCTGGGTTATCAGCCAGATCCAAAGTGCAGCGGCGGGCATCTCGTCGAAAGCCCCTGTCACGGCGGTTGCTACCACCAATATCGCGACATTGTCGGGCCTGCCGACCGTTGATGGCATAACCATGACGGCAGGTCAGCGTCTGTTGCTGCCTGCGCAGACCACCACGACGCAAAATGGTGTCTATGCGGTCGCTGCTGGCGCGTGGACGCGAGTCACCACCGAAGCGTCCAACGAAATGGACCCCGGCGCAACTTGGCTTGTCCTGCAGGGCACCACCAACGGCGGCACGCTCTGGCGTATGGCCACCACGGGCACGATCACCGTGGGCACGACGGCTATCAGCATCGTTCAGTTCTCGACGGGCACATCGTTCTCAATCGGCTCAAACTCGGCGCTGAACTACACCGCTGGCGTCCTGACTCTCACGTTGCAGTCAAATTCGGGTTTGGTGCAGACGAGTTCGGGCTTGGCTGTCGATACCTCCGTGGTGGCCAAGAAGCAGCTCGCCACGATCACGGGGGATGGAGCCACCACCAGCTTCAACATCACGCACTCTCTGGCGGCAGGGACATCTGTGATGGTGCAGATGATTGAGACAAGCACTGGCTCAACCGTCGATACCGACATCACCCGCACGAGCGCCACCAACGTCAACGTCTCGTTCCCGACCGCGCCCGCTGTGAGCAAGGTCTACAACGTGATCGTCATCGGCTAAGCTGGAGAGCGCTGATGTCGAACTCCTATTTGAGTGCAGGGTTTAGGACGGCAGTTTTGGCGCTGCTTAGTGCTGGCACCGCTTATATCCCCAAGCGCCCGGTAACACCCGCCTACGCAGGCGCGCTCACAATTAATTGGGTTTCGGCTGACATCGCGTATCTGACGCTCACTGGAAACTGCACCATCACCAACAGTGGTGCGGTCGATGGGCAGGGCGTGTTGCTCTACGTCACCCAGGATGGCACGGGTTCACGCTCAATCTCCTTCGCCAGCGGCACCGCGTTCAACACCACGATCCCGAGCATCACGCTCTCCACCGCCGCAGGGGCGACCGACATGATCCAACTCATCTATCGGGCCAGCACCGGCAAATACAACATCGTCTCTTTCGTGCAAGGGGTATCGTAAATGTCTGGAACTACCGCAGTTTCGCCAATGCCAATGTCTGCGCCGACCGTCGCGGATTTATATACTCAGGTCCGCAACGCAGGCATCAATTGCCGGTCGTATTGTTTGTCACTGCAATCAGCAATTGCAGCGGGAAACGTGTCACCGACCGCCTATCTCAACACGCTATCAGCGGCTGGCGGATTGCTCGTGCTAGCCGAAGAAGTGCAAGCGAACACCACGCTAGGCGCGGCCTTTACGGCCTACACACAATCGCAAACCGGGCAATCATCCTTGGATGTGGCTGCGTCGTTTTCGGCGTCAATGGGCGTGCTGTCTGCCTTGGTCACGTCAATGGTCGCCGCATATCCGGTGGACGCGTCGGGGCATTTGCTCGACCGCATGTTTGGCTCCAATGGCCAGGTGGTATTTGTTGCGATCCCGGCAGGCTCGCTCTCTGGCGTGTCCGCGCAAATCGGCGCGTGGCTGGCGACGGTGAGCTGATGCGATGACGAGCACTGTCGTATTTCTCACCACTACCGGGACCGGCTTATCGTGGGTAGTCCCTTCGGGTGTTACGTCGATTAAAGGCGAGGCTATCGGTCCCGGCGGCAACACGAACGCCAATGGCGGCGGCGGCGGCGGCGGCGGCGCATATGCGGTTAACCCATCAATCGCTGTCACACCCGGCCAGTCGATCTCATACAATATCGGTGGAGGCGGCTCCGGTATTGACACGATGTTTTTTAACACGTCCACGCTAGTGGCAAAAGCGGGCGGTGCGGCTGACGCATCAGGCAATGGCGGCGCGGGCGGCTCAGCGTCGTCGTGCGTGCCATCAACAGGCGCATTCTCAGGTGGTGCGGGGGGCAACTCTCTACAGGGCGGTGGCGGTGGCGGTGGGTCCGCTGGTCCTAACGGAGTAGGACAAAACGGTGGATCGACCCCAGCCCCGCTAGGAAACTCTGCGGGTGCGGGTGGTGGTGGGTCCAACGGGGGCAGTTCGACGGCAGGCGCGGGCGTCGCATCTGGCGGCGGAAATGGTGGTAACGGCGGCAACGGCAACGCCGGTTCGGGTGGGGGTGCTGGCTCGCTTAACAACACTACCTTTCCAGGCAGTGACGCGACGGCAAATTCTGGCGGCGGGGGTGGTGGGGGTAATATTGGTAGGACGAGCCAAACCGCAGGGGGTAGCGGTGCCGGTTCTATCGCTTGGACCTCAACGCTGGGAGCAACTGCCGGTCCAGGCGGTGGTGGTGGCGGCGGTGGCGGATTTACGGGTTCTGCTGCGGGCGGCAACGGGGGTGCCTATGGAGGTGGCGGTGGCGGCTCACTGCTATCTCTTAGCACCCCCGGCCAAGGGCTGATCGTCATTACCTACACGCCCCTCGTTGTCAGCGGGCCGACGAACCCTTCAAACTTCCTAATGGGTTGGTGACCATGAGCACTTATCTCTCCCAAGTCAGTACAGCGAGCGCCACCCTCGGTCGAAATTTCGATGAGTGGATCAACGCGCTATTTGGTGGCAAACCGGACCAAACATGCAGTGAGCGCACCGCGCTGGCCGCACAAGCAGGCAGCATACCCGGCTGCATCGTGTGTGCGCTGCTCTCCGTGCTGGTGCAATGGGGGCACTGCAAAGCGACCCTTGACCCCAATGGACCACCAACGCCTGCCAGCGCCTACGTGCGGGCTGGGCTGTGCTTTGTCCTGCTGATGGGTGCGGTCGGCAACGGCCTCTTGCTGCTGATCAGCTGGACCGTGTCTCACATGCTTTCAGTGATCGGCTAAGGCTCATTTTGTCGTGATGTCAGGCTCGCTCTTGGTAAGACCGGAGCGGGCCATTGTTGCTGTTTTTGAAGGCTAAGATTGCGGGCGGCGCGCGCGCTGATCTGTTCTCAACCACCGTTCATGTCGACGGCTATACGACGAAAGAGGGCACCTATGTGGCCCCGCATGAGTCGATCCGGCACAAAGCCCCAACCAAGGCAAAAGCCCCGCCGGCGCAAATCTCCCTGTTTGACAATCCGCTGCCCGATGAGCATGCGGCCAAGGTTGAGTTCCACGCGCAGGAGCCCGAAACCACCGGGCCGCTCATGGCCGATCTGCCCGACGATGCGGCGCTGATCGAGAGCGGCGGCAAGTGGCTGGTCGAGATAGGCGAGCAGCGCACCGAACGCTTCGCCACCCAGCGCGAGGCGGTGGAAGCGGCGCGGGCAATGGTCGCGGCAAAGCCAGAACCTGATGCGCCACCCATGCCAGAGCCACCGAAACAACAGCCCGGCGTGACAGTATCGCCTGAATTGGAAGCGTTTTTGCCCGGTATTACCGAGGCTGCGCGCCAATTGGCCAACACGCTTATGCCCAAACACTTGGTCAATTTGATTTTGGCGGCAGACCAGACGCAGCCCAAGGGGCGGATTGAGTCACCTCATACGCCGCTCGAATACGGGATGACGGCCCCGGTCGAGCCCAAAGGGAAGGGCGAGGATTTCGTCATCCAAATCAACAAGCTCGATGTCTATGGCAAAGAGCGCTCGCGCGCGAGCTGCTGGGACACGGTGTTGCATGAGTTCGGCCATGCTTTTCAGATGGCACAATTCCAGGCGGCAGATCGCGAGACAAAGGCAGCGATCGTCAGTCAGTGGGAGCGCAGCGTCAAATCCAATCAGGAACATGAAGACAATCTAATTCAGGTCAAGAAGTGGATCATCGACGGCGAGCCGATGAAACACATTGAGGACAAGGCCGCCCGTGAGCACAGCCTAAAGCGCAATGGGCGCTATTTTGCCCAATTCGAAGAATGGTTCGCTGAGCGCTTTTCGAATTGGATGGCCACACGCGAGCAGGATTCTTCGCCGATCGGCACGTTCTTTGGACAGTCCATGCTGGTGATGCGCTCGGCCATTTCCAAGGCCGCCAAACTGCTCGGGCTGAACATCAAGCGAGGCGAGTTTGAGCGCTTCGCTGATGCGGCCTGGGAGGCCGGAACGCCGCCAGCACCCATCATGGATTGGGGCGTCTCGGCTGGCGTCACCAAGGGCGAGCGGCGCCGGATCAACGCCGAGTGCGTCGACATCCTCACGCGCAAAACCGACGATCAGATCACTGATGCTGACCGCGCCACGCTCGCGCGCTATTCGGGCAACGGCGGGTGCGGTGACTCGCTCAACGAATTCTACACCGATCCGGCCGTAGCGCGGTCCATGTGGGATATGCTGGCCTCGGCGGGTTTCGCGGGCGGCGCGGTGCTAGAGCCCAGCTGCGGCACGGGCGTATTTCTCCATACTGCGCCAGCCAATGCGCGTGTCACCGGTGTTGAGTTGGATGGCGTGTCGTCACGCATCGCCCGCCTGCTGCACCCGACGCATGAGGCGCAAGATGCCAGCCTGGAGCGGTTTGCAACCACGGATGGCCGGAAATTCGCGGCCGTCATCGGCAACGTGCCGTTCGGCCTGCGTGGCGATCTGATCAAGGACGACAAGCCAGACCTTGCCACGGCTGAGCGGTATTTCGTCGATACCAGCTTGGACAAGCTGGAGGATGGCGGCTTGCTGGCATTGATCGTGCCGACTGGCATCATGGACTCATCCTCCGGCCGCGCGTTTCGTGAGCGGATCTTGCGCAAGGGGGAATTCCTCGGCGCGATGCGTCTGCCCAACACCGCGTTTGAGGCATCGCACACTGAGGTGACTTCTGACGTGATCCTGATGCGCAAGCGCCCGGCGGATATCGCTGGCGCGCTGCGCACGGTCTCGCAAGAGCAGCTGCAGGCGCTGGGCGTTTGGGAGCCTGATTTCCTGTCGGGTGGCTACTTCACCGATGGCACCAACGCGGGTTCGGTGCTCGGGACGCTTGAACCAGGCTGGCGGGCCAAGGCTGGTATGGGCGCGGATATCACCGTCACGGGCAGCATGCATGGCGTGCCGGCGGCGCTGGCGGCGTGGCGGCCTGAACCGTCCAAAGGTTCGCCCGACATGCAGCAAATCCTCGCCAGTTTTGGAGATGATGAGGAAGGCAAAAAGCGCGCGCTGAATGCCGCCATCAAGCCCGCCTATCAGCTGGCCAAGGTGGGCGATGTCAAAGTGGTCGACGGCGTGCGCTACATTTTGCAGGGCGACCCGCCGCGCTGGCACCGCACTGAGGAAGCCACCAGCGCCGCCGTGCTGGATGCATGGCCGCTGGCTGAGATGATCAATGATCTGCATGAGGGGAGCACGAAAGACCCGGCTTATACCCGCGCGCAGCTGATCGAAGGCCTGGATGAGTGGGTCCGTAACCACGGCTCTCCGGTATCCAATCGCGATTTGATCGCCTGGATTTCGGCGCCGGTTCAGATTGACGATAATCCCCTGCCTGTCGGTATCGCGCAAAAGATGGCGCGCATGCTCGGCGCGGTCTCGTCTGATGGCAGTTATTCGGATTTGGTAACTGGGCGGGCGCATGATGGAGCTGAGGCTTCCATTGATACGACGGCCATCAAACTCGCGCTGGAAAACGGCAGCTTCTCGCCCGATGAGCTGGCTGGCCAGATGGGGCTTGATCGCGAATCTGTGCTTGACCACCTGATGGCCGCGCCGGGCTATGCGGTGCTGCCTGATGGCAAGCGTTGGACAACGCTGGATGATTATCTGTCGGGCGAGCTCTGGCCAAAGCTGGATGAGGCCCGCGCTGCGCTGTCAGATGAGGCGCTGTCTGCGGAAATTCGGACCAAGCTCGAAACGCAGGCTGCCGAACTTGAAAAGACCATTGCGCCGCAATCGCTGGATGACGTCGAGGTGCTGGTCAACAGCGGCTTTGTGGCGCCTGAAATTCTCGCGGCATATTTCAACGATCGCGAGGCCAACAGCGATTATCGTGGCTACAAGCCGGATGGGAAAATCGCCGTCACCTATGCGCATGGTCTGTATTCCGTCCATCGCGTGGCAGCCAACGGCAATCGTGGCTCAGTCTATGGCGAGGCCGACCTGCTCGAGCGCGTGCTGAACCGCGATAACGTCAAGAAAGATGAAAAGCTCGACGTCGCCGAACTGAACCAATCTTTCCGCGATTGGCTGGTCAGCAGCCCTTATCGTGATGAGGTGGAAACCCGCTACAACCGGCTTTATCGCGGGTTCCGGCCCAAAGCGCAGAGTGATGCGCCTATCGAAATCCCTGGTCTCAACCCGGCCCTTGATGTCAACGCCTATCACTTCGCCGGGCTGCGCTGGGCGATGGCCGCTGGCAAGGGCATCATTGCGGCTGACGTCGGCCTCGGGAAGACCGGCCGTGCGCTGATGTTGGCGAAGCTGGCCAAGGCCACCGGCCAAGCCAAGAAGCCCACCATCGTTGTGCCCAAGAGCGTCCTGGCGAACTGGGCGGCTGAGGCTGAATTCTGGTTTCCCGGCTCGCGTGTGTTGATAATCGGCGAGACGGTCAGCACCAACAAAGCCGGCGAGCTCGTCTCCAAGAGCGACAATGAGGATACGCGCCGGGCGAAGTATCACCAGCTGCAGCAGAACGACTATGATTTCGTGCTGATCTCGCAACCGGCCTGGAATGAGCTCGACGTCAATCCTGCCACCAAAGAGGCCTATATCAACGATGATTTCTGGACCAAGCGCGGCGAGGCGATGGGAAAGAAAAACGAGAAAGCTCAGAACAAAATTCGCACTGCCTATGATCAGGCGATGGCCAAGCGTGAGTTTTTGGGTGGGGAAGAGACGATCTACTTCGAAGACCTCGGCATTGACATGCTGATTATGGATGAGGGGCACGCCTACAAAAACCTGTTTTCCGTGCGCAAGCGCTTTGGTGAAAGCCCGAAATTCCTTGGCGGCTCAGGTGAGTCGAAACGGGCTCAGGACACGTATTTCAAGAGCCGGGCATTGCGTGAGGCCAATGGCGACAAGGGCATCTATATGCTCACTGCCACCCCAACCAAGAACAGCCCGCTTGAGGTTTATTCGATGCTCGCGCACATCGCGCCAGAGACATTCGAACGAATGGGCATCAAGAACAGCGAAGATTTTCTCGACCGATTCTGCGACTTCAAAACCGAT